GGAAGCAAAGCGACCACCGAGAAGCAATGGGCAGATCCAAAGCATAGAGAAAGAGTAAGCAAATCTCAAAGCATCGCAAACAAGCGTGGCTATGCAAACGGTACAAGAGATAGAAAAGCAACAACAAAAAAAGCTCGCAAAGCCCATATGAAGAAATATGGGGATGGCGGTTATTTCGGTTGGGTGAAAGAAAATGATCCTGATAAATTTGAAGAAATGCGCGAGAAGAGACTAAAAAACATTGATGAGAAGTATGGTTCATATGCTGAAATGGTCGTCAAGACTTCTCTACCTGTATTGGGAAAACTTGCAAGAAGTGGGTTGACTTCAATTGAAGTCGCAATGAAAAAGTTTTTGATTAAGAATAGGAAACGCTTTCGTCCTCAGTTTAAAATCGGTCGCAGAAGAGTTGATTTTTATGTGCCGGAAGACAAGATGTTTATTGAGTGTGACGGATATCCTTGGCATAAAGATAAGATAAGAGAACGCAAGAGAGATTTTGAAATACTTTCAAAATATCCTGATCATGTTATCGCTCATGTAGACTATGGTCCTAACCCTCCGAAATGGGAGAAGTGGACACTTGTTGATCTTATGCAGTTGAATCATGACGGAGTATATGAACAGATTTCTATGCCGATAACTGTTGAAAGAAAGAATAGAGACAAAAAAACCGTTTACAATTTCGCTGTTGAAGAAGACGAAAGCTATATTGTAAATGGTTTAGTGAGTCATAATTGCCGGTGTGTCCTCACTTATCATACCAAGAAAGTATAAAATGCTTGAAGTGTGCTCATATAGGCGCTTACTGGTGCAATAAATGCATAAACGGAAGCCAGTTTTATGAAGGGCTTAAAGATACAAAAGAGACGAGGAGCAGAGAAAATGAAAATTTTCAGGGACAATTATTTCGGGCTGAATAAAAACACAGCACCGCCCTACGATATACTTGGGCTCCCTCTTGAAGTAAAATCCGAAGACATCGAAGACAATGGGAAGTTTAAGGGATGGGGCGGTACTTTTGGGGGTGCCCCAGATGCTCACGGGGATGTTATCGTTAAAGGTGCTTTCAAAGAAACTCTTGCAAACAATGGCAGAAACGGAAACGGTATTGCTCTGCTCTATCAGCATAAGTCGGATGAGCCCATCGGTGTCTGGACAAAACTTGAAGAGCTTGATAAAGGTCTTTATGTAGAGGGCGAACTTGACCTTGAAGTACAAAGGGCGCGGGAGACGTATTCACTTCTAAAGAAAGGAGCAATCAAAGGACTCTCTATCGGATATGATATCGCAAGACTTCCGAACGGAAGACGAGATCCCGAAGCATATGAGTATGTAGAACAGGGAGAGTCCATCATTCGCTTTTTGAAGAAGCTTGTATTGTGGGAAATTTCTCTTGTTACTTTCCCTGCAAATATCAGGGCCACTGTGACAGGAGTAAAGATGTTTGAAGGCTGTAACACTGAGCGGGATTGGGAAAATGCCCTGAGGGAGTCAGGGCTTTCGAAGCAAGCCGCACAGTTGATCATAAGCAAAATGAGGCCGTCTTTGAGGGAGTCAGGGACGCCGGGTGAAGGCGACTCAAGCGCAGAGCTTGAGCAAGTACTTGCGGAACTGAGGAAGAGAAACCAAAGTACCCGCGATTTCTGATTTTCAAAAAACATAATTTCAAAGGAGTAACACAAAATGAGAATGTGGGAAGTAAAAGATGGAGCCACCGAACGAGACAAGGTTATCGAGCAGTCTCAGAATAAAGAGATCATCAAGGGCATCTTTGCTGAGATCGATAAGTATCATGACACTCACAAGAAGAATTTCGAAACTCTTCAGAAGGACTACAATGAACTGAAACATCTGTATAAAGAACTGGATGTGAAGGGCATTGTTGATCCCTTGCTGCAAGAGCAGATGTCCAAGTTCGAAGAGGCAATTGCCACCCGTCAGGGCGAGATTGATACTTTCTTCGCACAGCAGAAACAAGATCAAAAAGCAGTGCAGGAGCGCATGGATGCTCTTGAGCTGGCACTGAAACGGCCTAAGGGCTGTGGTGATATGTCTTCAGAAGACTTTCAGAAGATGGAGAAAGCTTCTTTGGATTTTCAGGTCCAGTGCTTGGCGATGAAAGAAGAAGGCGCCCGGTGGTCCCGAATCAAAGATATGAAGCCCGATGTTGAGCAGTATCAGAATTACCGTAAAGGTTTTGAGCAGTACTGCCGAAGTAGAGCTGACTATCCCGAAAAGGGGATGGACGCTGAACTGTACAAGAGCTTGACTGTTGGTTCCGACCCCGATGGTGGGTATACTGTCCCTCCTGCAATGGGAAGTCGTATCATTACTCGTATCTTCGAAGATGATCCCATTCGTCAGCTTGCCTCTGTTGAAAGCATTACTACTGGAGCAATTGAGTGGATGGTTGATTTCGGTGAGGCTGGTTTTGGTTGGGAAGGCGAAACGGAGCCCGGGCCGGAGACTGGGACTCCTGATCTTCGGAAGAAAAGAATTCCTGTGCATGTCTGTTATGCGAAGCCCCGCGCTTCTCAGACTCTTCTGGAAGACAGTGGAATCAACATTGAAAACTGGCTGGCGGATCATGTTGCCCGGCGCTTTGGTCGCGGAGAAGGTGTTGCCTTTGTCTCCGGCAACGGTGTCGGAAAGCCCCGTGGGTTCTTGACCTATGACAATGTTACCAATGCTGGCACTCCTGAGTGGGGAAGGATTGAGAGAGTCAACATGGGTCATGCTACCAATCTGACCGCTGATGGTTTTATCAGCGTGAAGTTCTCTCTCGTGGAGTACTACCTGAACAGAGGAACCTGGCTGATGAATCGAAGCACTGTTGCCAGCACTATGAAACTGAAGACTGGTGACGGGCAGTTCATTTGGTCTCCGGGATTGCAGCAGGGTGAACCCGGTCAGATTCTTGGCCTCCCTGTTCGCATGTCTACTTCGATGCCTGTTGTTGCCGCTGGTGCTATGTCTGTTGCCCTTGCTGATTGGGCAGAGTTCTACATGGTTGTTGATCGTCTGGGGATCACGATTCAGAGAGATCCCTTTACTGTGAAGCCCATGGTTGAATTCTACACTCGCAAGCGTGTTGGCGGAGATGTTGTGAATTTTGAAGCCGGCCGTATTGGTGTCATCGCAGAGTAATTACAATTCAATGAAGAAGACTCCAATTGTTGGAGTCTTCTTCTGAAGAAAGTTTTAATTTTTCAAAACGGAGGAAAGAATAAATGGCTATCAGAGATCATATGTCGAATTTCAAATTCTTCCAGGTCGTGAATCCTCAGGACTTGGACTCTGCTGACATTACCGGCAAAGATGTTGATACTCAGGGATTTGAATCCCTGACCTTTATCATCAATGTTGGTATGCTCAGTGAAATCAACAGTGCTTCTTATGTGCGTTTTGTCATGCAGCATACTGATGCTTCTGCCCTTGGTCTTGGACCGAGTACTTATGCGGATTGCAGTGCTACCGATATTCTTGGGCTTGCTTCTACTGTCAAGGCCCTTACAAGTGGCGTTGTGAAGACTCTCGGTGAAGGAAATAGCGGTGTTTCTGCTTCTCTTGGAAGCACTGTTTATACCATCGGTTATCGGGGGACGAAGCGTTATGTCCGCATGAATGTGGACTGCGTCGGTGCTGCTTGTTCTGCTGTTGCTGCTTCTGATGCTGCTATCGGTATTGTTGCCATGCTCGGATATCCCGAGAGCTGGCCGATTGCCACCAACGTCAATCAGTCGGTGGACGAGAACAATGTCTAATTCCTTTTGAAGAGGGTAGAAAAGTTTCTCTACCCTCTTCAAAAAAATAGTAGAAAAGAGGTGAATATAAAATGGCTTCTCTGTTTCCGACGATAGATTCTTCTTACAACAATCAAAAACTGGGCTTTTATCAGGGAGCGGATTTCATGTTCTTTAATGAAACCGTTATGTCCGCTGAAGCATTGAGTAATTTCTTGCGCTCGATGTTGACTGTCACTGATCAGCCCATTAGCGGAAGTGTTCTGGTTAATAGCCTTTTCGCTCCTGCTTATGGTATGCATTTCTACTCCGCTCCGACTGGTCAGTCCTTGTGTTCAATGTATCTACCCGTTCCGAGCGAGGGTATGATGCTTACTCTCAATGGTCTGAATCTTGCAGGAGACGCGAATGTTTTTGTTTCTCTTGCTCCAGGCACCGCCTTGAAGCGGCCTTCTGGAAGTGCAATCAGTAGCATAAATATGTCTGCTCTCGCTTTTGTGAAAATGATTTGTACTACTGACGGTACTTGGTCGATCGTTGAGCACAATGCAAGTGCCACTGTTCAGGTTGCTTCGTAAACCTGTTCAGTTTCACTAAGGGCGGAGGGGTTTTTAATCCTCTCTTTCCCCTCTGCCCTGTTCAAAAAAAGAGAGAAGTAAAAAATGGAGGTATTTTGTTTTGCTGATAAAAATGAAGAGAACAGAAAAAGGTTCTCCTGACGGGATAAAAGTTTATGAGTACAAAGCGGGATTTCAGTACAACATAAATGAAAAACTTCGCAACATTTTCATTTCTATTGATGCTTGCGAAGACATTTTACCCGAGCGGAAAGCAATGACCACTCCGAAGAATAAAATGGTCAAAGGGTCTGAAGACAACAAAGAGGCTGAAGCCAAAGCCGAAAAAGAAAAAGCCGAAAAAGAAAAGGCCGAGAAAGAGCAAGCTGAAAAAGAAAAAAACGAGAACAAATCGAAGCCTTTGAATCCGGATGAAAATTCAGCCAATGCTTCTTCAGGTGACGATGGGTCTCCTGCGACCAACAATCGGAGAAAAAGAAAGTAAAGAAAAATGGCTTTGATTGAAAAGTCTTTACCAAGTCACGGTTTTATGAAGTTCAGGATAACTATTCCTCCTGATACTGAACCCATTACTGCTGCCGAAGTTAAAACATGGGGCAAAATCCAAACTTCTGCTGAAGATGCCTTAATCAACTCTATGATTACAGCAGTTAGAAAAGTAGCCGAAGATTGGCTTGGTAGAGCTATCATTGAACAAACAATCGAAGCATATTTTTCTCATTGGCCGGAAAATCCGGTTCGTCTTCCGCGTCCGCCTCTTATGAGTGTTTCAAGTATTACAACACTTTCCGAAGAGCATTCAGAAGTATTGTATAGTTTTGATAACTATTTCGTAAGAACAGATGTTGAGCCCGGAGAAGTAATAATCAAAAATGGGTGCGCTCCTCCGATCAATACTGACAGATATTTCGGGGGGTATAAAATCACTTATATGGCGGGTTACGGAGATGCAGAAGATGTTCCTCAAGAAATAAAGGCGGGTCTTTGGGAATGGGTTGTCTTCGCTCTTGAAAACAGGGTGATAACGAGAGATCCTCCTGAAATGGCGAGGCCTCTGCTTGGCGGGAAAAGAATACTGAAGGTGTAAAATGTTTGCTTTCGGCAAAAAAAGAGATAGAAATTTTTGGGAGAAAGATAATCTTCCAAAAACACTTTCTTCTAAACTTGATAAAAGAGTCAAGATTATTGGCGAAGTGCAAACGGAAGCCCCGGATGGCTCTCTCAGAGAAGTCCCCACTGTGCTGAAGACAATATGGGCGGGGGCAAAGCCTCTGAAACATAGTACTTATATGCGATACAGCAATACGGACGACGGTGCCCCTACTCATGAAATTATCATACGGAAGTCTTCTGTAGACGATTTAAACACGCAGTTTACAACTGCTTTCAATACAGATTTTAATAGTAAAGCGGATATCAACCCCATCAAAAGCAATATGTTTTTGATGCTGCTTTCTTCTGATACCACGGGTCGTTATTTCAGGATCAGGAGAGTTATGAATGCAGATGAAAAGAACGAATATCTGTCTTTGCTTTGTGAAGAAATCGAAGAGCAAGGCACCGGCATGCCGGGTATAGCAGAAGGGATTTTGTAAAATGCCCAGAAGCAGAACCGTAAAAGTAGAAATTCAGCCTGACAAAGCAGTGTTGAATGTCAGGCTCGAAAACTTCTCTCAGGCTGCTCTTAATAGACTTCACTATCGTCTTGTTTGGGGTGCAAACAGAATCAGAAACAATATGATTCAAGGCATGCGAATGACCCCAAAGACAGGCAAAAAATATAAGAGAGGAAAGAAGTGGCATATCGCTTCTTCGCCCGGGATGCCTCCTGCTGTTGATAGAGGACAGCTTTTGAGAAGCATTACAATGAATGAGGGGATTGATTACGTTGAAGTCGGTGTAAAAAGTGGTGCTCCATATGCTGCTGCTCTTGAGCATGGCACTTCTCGGGCAGGAAGAAAACATAATGTTAGAATTCTTCCAAGACCATTTCTCGCTCCTGCCGCAAGAGCAGAAATTCCGAAGATTCAAACAAGAATTTATGCGGATTTGAATAGGCTTGGTTTATGAGACTTGGACACTTAGTTCTCCGATTAAGAGAAGTAACAGA